ATATTTTATTTAAAAAAAAATATATATCTCCCTTTGAAAGTATGTTTGGAACTTGGAGTGATGATCAAGTACCAGAAACCTATTCTCACTATGCGGATACGGCAATGGAAACTTTATTATTAATGCTTAATGATTTGATGAATAAAAAAACTAAATTAAATTTATATCCTACTTATTCATATGCAAGAATTTATAAAAAAGGTGATGAACTTAAAAGACATAAAGATAGATTCAGTTGTGAAATATCTACAACTATGAATTTAGGTGGGGATGCTTGGCCAATTTATTTAGAGCCTTCTGGAGAAACAGATAAAAAAGGTAAAAAAATTATTTTAAATCCCGGTGACATGTTAATATATAAAGGCATGGAATTAGAACATTGGAGAGAACCTTTTGAAGGTGTAGATTGTGCTCAAGTTTTTTTACATTACAATAATTCAAAAACAGATGGTTCGGATAAAAATATTTATGACAACAGAGAAACATTAGGTTTACCAGCCTGGTTTAAAAAAAAATGAAAGATTTATTTTTAGGTATATGATTAATAAAAAAATATTATCAGAGGTAGCTTTTTATTACGGAGAACTTAAAATGCCTGCTGGTTTTGAAATAGATAAAAGTGTTTTAATAAAAAATATTTCTTTGTCTCATTTATATGATGATGTGGATTATGCTTTTTCTAGAGAGCAAGATAAAATATCTACCTATATAAGAGAATATATGTTTGTTAAACATGGATATAAATTTGTAGACTTAAATACAACTGGAAACTATTTTGAAAAAAATGAAAAAACAAAACCTTTATTACAAGTAAACCCTGTAGATTTAAAAAATTCAGCAGATTTTGTTTGTCTTTATGGAATAGAAATTGACGATGATTCATGTGAGTTATGTATTTATTATGATGATAATAGAAGAAAAGGAAGAAATTGGACTATTAATTTAAAAACAAATAATTTTATAATTTTTCCCAGCACACAATTATATTGTATTGATAATGTAAACAACAATTATTTAAACTATGTAAAAACAATTACTTACCAATATACATAATGGAATCTTTTATCAAACAATATAATATAGATTTAAAACTTTGTGACCAATTAATTAAATATTATAAAAAAAATACCGAATATAAATCTCCAGGAATATATTTAAGTAATGGAACAAAAAACTATATTGTGGACAATAACCATAAAGATTCTATAGATGTTAATTTTTTTAATAATTCTCAAAATAAAACTATAAAAAAATACTTTGATGCATTGTCGGAAATAGTTATTGATTATATTAAACACTTTGATCTAAGTTACGATTTAAGAAGTTGTGACTCAGGAACTAACATTCAATTTTATCCTAAAAACGGAGGTTTTAAAACTTGGCATACGGAAAGAACTAGTATTAAAAATTCAAAAAGAGCTTTAGTTTTTATGACTTATTTAAATGATATAAATGATGGGGGCGAAACTGAATTTTTATATCAAAAAATTAAAATTAAACCTAAGAAAGGTTTATCTTTAATATGGCCTACTGATTTTACTCATACCCATAGAGGTATTCCCTCCCCTACGGAAGAAAAAATGATTGTAACAGGTTGGTTTGATTTTATTTAATTATTGACTCCAGATATACCAAGGCATTCCAAACACATCAACAGGAGGTTGTTGATTTTCATCAACAGTTATTCCTTCATCAGCGTAAGATAATAAATCCCATGTTGTATCTGTTTCATTCCATCTATAAAAATGAGTAGAAGTGTTATAGGTATCATGAGTAGGTTGATCCCCAATTGATGGTTGCCATCTAGCATCTGTTTCATTTAATACCCAAGATGCGTATAGTTTAGGAGGCATGAAAATATTTTTTTCCGGAAACCAAGTATAGCCCATAGCTGCACCATTTCCTCTAAAAGCTCTTGTGTGATCTCCACTTAAATGTTTATTTTTTATAGTTGCTCTAGAAAATTTAATCCACTGATTAGCTGGCCAATTATTATGTTGTTCTAAATGAGCCTGTCCTAATAATTCTTGTTCTACTCCATTTTCATCAGTAATAATTTCATTACCTACGTGAAGTATATTTATTACTAAATTATTTTCATCTATTTTTGCAAAATTAGCCATACTATTGAAATTTATACCTTATCATTACTACACCAGTTCCACCGCCGCCGCCGCCACCGCCGCCGCCAGTTCCATCTACTGCATTTGTACCACCGTAAGTTCCGCCGCCACCTATTCCTCCAGGAGCGCCTCCTCCTCCAGCATTACCGCCGCCACCGCCGCCGCCAGCATAGTATCTTAGAGATCCGCTTGGTCCTGGAGTTCCAACACTTGGACTTGTATTAATTGCTGTTCCTGCTCCGGCTCCTCCAGGTCCTCCATTAGGGCCTGAACTTCCTGATCCTGTAGCTCCGCCACCACCACCGCTTGGAGCATTTCCTCCTCCAGGGGCAGGGCCTCCTGGATTTCCTTGTGGGGGACTAACTGGAGGTGTATTTCCATTTCCTACTGATCCAGATCCACCTGAATCGTTTGAACCCATACCGCCGCCAGATCCTCCTGGAGCTCCTGCTTGAGATCCTCCTGGGTTATATGTACCTTTATAAGTACCTCCTCCACCGCCTCCGGTAGAAGTAATACTTGAAAAAACTGAATTACCACCTGGGTTATATCCTGATCTCGGAGCACTAGGTGAGCCTGTACCTACACTAATTGGATAAGAAGTTGCACTAACTGAAATAGGGGTTCCTCCCGGATTTCCATTTAAAGGAGAGGCTGTGTATGCATCAACACTTGATTTGTATTCTCTAAAACCCCCGGCTCCAGCACCACCAAAATTACCAGACCCGCCGCCACCGGCAACAACTAAATATGAAACTTCATCATTTGCTGGCTCTGAGGCTATTCCTGAAACCGCAAAAGTTCCTGGACTTGTAAATGTATGAATCTTGAAATCACCTTCTTCAGTAATAGTTCCACCTGTAGCTACTACAAAAGATTCACCAGCACCTGATGTTAATCCAAACCCTCTTCCTGAACCTGCTCCAAAACTTCCTCGTATTGGCATAACCTTTCTCCTCCTAATTTATTACGCAAACTGTGTTTGCGATGCAAGAACTGTAAATGTTGCGCTTGCAGTTTTAATAATTGTATATGAATAAGTATCTAATGAACTAACATTACCAGCGTCCGGTGCTGCTCCGCCTTGCCACTCTGGAGTAACAGTTGATCCATCAATTTGAAATACATTATTGTAATAAGCTGTTCCACCTTGAGAAACAATGTGTGCTACTGTAATAGATTCACCCACGTCCATAATTGAGTCCAATGAATTTGATCCATCACCTCTAACATTTAAAGTCCAGTTTGCTGCTGCATTAGTTGTTAAATTCCATACTGCTTGTGTTAAAACATCATAGTTAAGAGTTCCTGTAGCAGCTGTTGCTTCAGTTGTAACTTTTTCTGCAACGCTTTGAATTTTACCTTGACCATTGAAAGTTGCTCTACCAATTCCTTTTGGTGTAATATTAAAATCAATATTAGTGTCACCACCCACTGCTGCAAGTGAAGGTGTGTTACCTGTTGCTGCATTAGTTATGCCAAAATTATTGACCGCTGCACTAGTAGTTGTAAATGTAATTTGCTCATTAGAGTTTTCATCTATAATGCCTTTTGTACTATCAATAATAATATTTTGTGCATTAGTATCTAATGTAGCTGAAAGTTGTGGTGTATAATCTGAAGATAAATCTGTGAATGCTGTATCAACAACATTAGTACCATCAGAATAAACCATTTTAGTACCTTTGTCAGCTGCTGCCCAAGTTACTCCAGTTCCTGAACTAGTTTTAACAGTTACTGCATGAGCACCTGAAGTTGCATTATCTATAACATATGCTTTTGTTAAAGTGTCTGGAACAACAACGTTAACTGCACCTGCAATAGTTCCAGTTAATTTTAATACTTGGTTTTTACCATTTGATACTGCACCATTTGTAAAAGTTAAAGTAGCGCCTGTTGTAATAGCTACAGCTTCATAACCCGCAATTGCTTGTTCTAAAATTGTTAAGTTTGTATTTGTAATTTGTCCCCAAGTACCTGAGTTTTCACCCGTTGCTTGGATTGTAAGTTTTAAATCTGCGGAAGTAGTATTAGCCATAATTTTTGTTCTCCAATATCTTGTATATTATTTAAATTTTGTCATAGTGTCAAACACTATTATGCAGCGCTGGTTGAAACTTCCTGCCATCCTGGAGGATCGACTGGTGCTGTGCCAGTATCTACTTCGTTCCAAATCAATACATTTGTAGCGGTTCCTACGCTAGCTGTCAAGCCAAATCCTGTAGGGAATACTACGTTAGTTGTCTCAATATTTGCTACTGAATTTAAAGCGGCTGTTAATGCAAATCCTGTTACATCTACAGGAAGATTTAAATCAACTACAACACTGTTTAAGTTTACAGTCATTGTTTGACCGTAAGTTGGATCAGCTATATATTGACCATTTCCCCACTTAGAATTACCCCAAGTAGAATTGCCCCAATTCATAGTAGTATCACCAGCACCTGTGTTTGCGTCTCCCTCAATGGAGAAAGTATTTCCTGGTGCTAAATTCATAGCCATTGCTTGACCTGTTGCTTCAGCATCTGGAGCAGGATCTACTCCACTAAAGTTTTCAGACATAGCCATAACCAAAGTATTTACAGGTTGGTTACCATAAACTCCAAAACCATAATTAGAATTACCCCATGTAACTGGAGATTGAGCGGAAACTTCTGCTATAGTATTTGCATCTCCTACAGCTGAACCAAGGGCCATAACTAGTTCTTGACCTATAGCATCTATAATTTCTGGATCATAGGACAGTGTCATTGCCATCTCGATACCAGTAGGTTCTGCTACAAAACTAGCAAAAACTTCTGGAGTCTCTGTGCTTAATGTTAAAGAATTTCCTGTAGGAATTAAATTTGAATCTCCATTTATAGAAATACCACTAAGTCCTTCGGACATAGTCATTGCTAAACCCGTTACTAAATGATTTGATCCAGATTCACCCCAGGTTTCTATGCCCCAAGAATCGGAACCCCAACCAACGTTTACGAAAGATTCTACAGTTGTGGAATTTAAATTGACATCGAGGTTTCCACCTCCACCCCAATACTCAGAGGACCAAGAATTTTCTCCCCATAAAGAATCGTTTGGATTACTAACATAGACAGTGATATCACCTAGAGTACCGTAGTTTAGGTATCCCCAAGTTTGATTACCAAATCCTGCCATAGGAGCTTACCTCCTAATTAACCAGAGATTCTTAAAATCGCTGCTGTTGATGTTGGTGCTGGAAATTGAATTGTGAATGTACCAGAAGTTGCAGTTTTATCTGCTCCAAAATTTAAAATACAAACGGCATCAGTGGTACCTGTCCCTGCACCTGCTGTTGTATTATAAATTAAAGCTCCTCTAGCTGTTAGTGATACACCAGTAAAAGATCTGTCTGCAAAATCACATCTTGCAACACCTGCAGTCATAGAAGTCCCATTGTTAACTAGGGCTCCACCGCCAGCTGCGTATTGTCCAGTGTTCGATACTTCTCCCCCTGTAATATAACTTGTAGATGCTGAATTCAGAGTTGCTGTTGAAATATAAAGAGCTATTTTATAAGTGTCTCCACCTGTTTGTTTAAAGCTCATATCTCCATCTAATAATTCTTTTTTAAATGAGTTTGCGATTGCTTGTGTTATTGCCATAAAATTTTTCTCCTATTGTTTTCCTATTCGAGGAACACCTGCTTGGTATTCATCCCGTCTTCGTCTTCCCATTTGTTCAATTGAGAATCCTTTAACAGCCTCAACATATTTTTTATCATAATGTTGTAACATGTCAAGAGGTCCTTTTAAGAAACCGTAAGCCTCTACTAGGCAGGCATATAATAAGCCGTTGGGAAATTGTTGACTCAGATATGTAGTTGTAGTTGTAGCCGATAATCCAGTGGGTTTCAAGACATAATTTAACTGAATTGTGTAGGTAGCATCAGGTGTAGGAGCAAAAACTAAAGTGTCTTCATCCCAGTAACTATAGTACTTAGGAACCCCTGTAGAGCCCGTAGGGTTGAATTCAGCCATAAAGTTAGTGTCTCTGAACTGTAAAAAATCTCTGTTATCTGCAGAAGAGGTACCGTCGGAATCTACGATTTGGGCAGATCTGACTACTAATAAATCTGCAGGTGTATCTATAAATCTAGTATTTAAAACTAATGAAGCTGATGCATATTTTCTATTATTATCAGAGTCTACTTCTCTTAAAATTCTAAATTCAGCATCGTTTATAAAACCATCTACAATAGTAGAAGTTAAAACATTTGAATCTACTTCTGTGTAATCTCTAATTTTTTGTACTAATTCTGCGTATGTCATTATTTATTATTTACAGGTCCACTTAAAGTTTGTAACCCGCCTCCTATTTCATTGCTTGATGCAGCACTAATTAAATTAAACGTAAAACTATTGTATACCGTAAATGAAGAAGGTTGTCCTGTAGAAAGTACAGTCGTAGGTACTAAAGTAATTAAGTAAGCCCCAAAAACTTTGGCTCCCGAATCGTGACTAACGGCTGTTGTATTTACAGGCACCAATCCTCTAAAAGGTGCATTTGTTCCTCTTACACAATTAGATAAAACATTTCCTGAATTACCATTATAGTAAATTACTTCATTTGCATAAAGACCGGAAGTTGAATCAATTTTTTCAATCATAATATATCCTTGTAAAGGTAAGGCTGAAGAATCTGTTAAAGTTATTGAATTACTTGTAGCTGTAATATCTCCATTTAAAGTAGTTTCAAGTTCTAAAGTTGTAATAGGCACTCCTCCAATAGGAGCAGAAATTCTTTGAAACCTCACATAATCTCCATTTGAATAATCACTACTTGGAAAAGAAACAGAAACCTGTGTGGAGCTTGCTGTCATTGTAAAAGGGTTTTGTGGTAAAAAATCTGTAGTAGGCAATTGAATTGCTGCAGGTCTTGGGTGCATTAATCCTTGTGGATCAGCTGTAAAAGGTTTTGGTTCTAATTGAGGTTGTTTAGGTTCGTATTCAGAAGTATGAACTCTAGATCCATTCCATTCTCTAACCATTTCAGTATAGGGAAATTGCAAACCACTTCGGTCTGAAATAAATAATGCATGTTTTCCTCTTGCCGTGTTTCCCATAATTACATACTCGGATAATAAGTTTTAGGTGAAAGGAAAGCACTGCTTGAAGAACCATCTTCTTCTAGAGCTCTCGCCAATTCATCTTCATAAATTAATTTTAATTCTTGTATTCTTGGTGGTGCGTATTTCATTGCTAAGTAATAGGCTAGGCCTGCAACCATGCAAGGGACAAATCTAAAAGGAACATTTGTTGCATTAGTGTAGTCTCCCGCATCTTGAATTCTTTTTTCGTAATAAAAATTTATAGTATCTCCGTTTTGAGTAGATCCAGGTGTCAAATATAATTGAATTAAAACTCTATCTATAAATCTTTGAACAAAATATTGCGAAGGTTGTCCTGTTGCTGTTTTGTTAGAAAGAGCTTGGTATTGAGATCTATTGATTTTCTCTAAAGGGGAGTCTACATTAGAACTGTTTCTATAAGAACATTCTAAAATATCCGAAGCCTGGTTAACAAAATTAGTAACAGCTGCTGCATTTAAATGCGTTGCTGCAGTAGTTCCATTGACTCCACGTGTCACTCCTGTCAGTTCTAAAGTACTAAATCCTGTGTAAGAGATGTTCTCACTTCCTACATTAATAGTACCCTCGGTAGGCATATCAGTGATCGAGGCTAAAGTAATTCCAGTTGTGGCTGTTGTTGAAGTAATCGCTGCAGTTAAAGTGGAAGTTATTCCGTTAGAGTTACCATCAGCTGTAGAACGATAAATTGAATATTCGTTTTGGCCACTAACTAAATTAATATTAGTATTTGCTACTTCCCAAAAATGAAGACCTCTGTTTCCCCATTCAGAAAATAAAATATTTAAAGAACGTCTAGCAGTTTTTAAATTATAACCGCTCATATCGAACTGACCTATTCGATTATAAGATTCTTCAATTATCTCATCGACAGAGAATGTCTTATCAAATGTTGTAGTGCCTGAAGTA